ACAGACCAGTAACATTGTCATACTGGAACTGTGTAATAGTAAACGTCTGTCCATATCCAGTTGCTCCTCCAACGTTACAACTAAAGATAAGTTCTCTCATCTTAAAGTCATCACCATTGCTGAGTCCATGAGCAGCATCTGTGATGATTTCAGCGACACCATTAGTGTTGTTGTAATTAAATCCAACAACACCAATAGTATTACCATACCCAACACAAGAAAGTGCTAAACCAGCAAGACTAAAGCTTCTTCCAATAGCAGTCATTGGAACAATCTTCATAGGTTCTATTGTGTTTATAGTGGCAATACCTGATACATTGTCATAAGTTAAGTTACTTACAGTAAATGTGGACAATCCAGTAGTAACTGTCATGATGCCAGTTACATTATCATAAAGAGCATTAGTAACGTCTACTGGTGGATAATAATCGCAAGTAAATGCCGCACCAACAATAGTTACTTGGGAACCAAGACTTAAATTATGTGCAGTAGTGGTTGTAACTGTAGTTATTCCAGTTACGGAACTATAACCAATATTTGATATCTCTCTAGGTGCGTAGAATACTTGTGAATTTGTAATTGCTACTCCAGTAACATGACCATCAACAATAGTTGCAATACCAATAGATGTGATGTTTGATTCAATCAAACTTGCAGTTTGTACACCAACAGAGACAGTTTGAAGACCAGATCTATAACCAGACCCACTATTACCAATTGCAATAGCAGTGACTGTTCCTGCTGCAGATACAACTGCAGTACCGCCTGCTGAAACTAATGGTTGTATTCCATATCCTTCTTCAGATGCAACGCTAACAATTACACCACCTTTTGGTGTTTTATTGACGTTAATATCATTATGAATAGATGGATCTGTAATTTCTCCATTGAATCCAAGAAGTAACTGACCACCACCTGCTTCAAGTTTGTAATCACCTTCAATATTGGTAACTACATTACCAAGACGCTGAGGACCTTGGAAGATATCATCAATCAAAAGAATAGTATTAGAAGCAACTACATTATCAATATCTGCACCTTCATACTTCAAATAGAATGAAGTATTAATACCATTAAACTGTTCTGAAATATCATCATAAACATAGTTATTGTCATATGCATCAGTAAATGTAGTGGTGAACCCTGCACTCAATGCAGATCTTAAGAAGATTCTTCCACTAAATCTAGAACTAGTTGTAAGACCTGTATAATCAATTTCATTATTTGATGTGGCAGTAGATCCAAGTCCTACAGGAATATTTCCCCAAGGTGCTTCACTTAGATGAAGATTATTTTCAACTACACTGTAGTTGCCAGATTGTTTTACAATTTTTGTATTGTTGTTATGAGCAACATCAGTGGTTCCCATCCACCCTCTTCTCACTGTGAAGGTATTTGTATTGTTGTCAACACCAGCAATCAACATTACCTCATCGTCAATCCTAATCAAATTACCACCAAAGATAGAACTGACACCAACTACACTGATAACGGTAGTACCAACCCCAATGGCAGATGCAGTTGCTGTTGTAATTGCAGTTCCCACCATTGGAGACTGAATTGTTCCATTAATTGTAACTAATAATCTATTATTAGGTTCTAACGATCTAAAGATATGGGTGCTTCCTATTCCAACACCAGTCAATCCAACACCAATTGGATTGAACTGCAATGCATTTGTTGCTGAAGTGGCGACCCTCACTTTTTGATTATCTTGTTTAATAATCGTAATTCTAGATGGAAGAAGAGTTGTAGTTCCAATTCCAGGTCCAAAATCGGTTGGAGATATGCTAATAGAATTTGCAGGATTACCATCGGGGGGAACATACTCAACAACTTCTCCACTAACAAAATAATGATTTGTTAAATTGATGGTTCCTTCACCAACAGATACTTTAGTAGCATCACTACCATCAAACATAATGTTGAAGATATCTTGTGTTTGAGTCTTTATTGGGAACCCACGTCTCTCACCATCGAATAGATCACTAAAATCATCAATTGTTAAAACTCTGTTTCCAATAAACTCTTGATATTGTGCGAGGAACGGCAAGTTAAATAGGATTTCATTAGAAACCAAATTTCCATCAACATCAATAGTTTTTTCTCTACCAATATCAAAATCCTTTACAGTGTTAAGATTTACTGTCTGGGTCAAATCAGAAACTGCAATAAGAGTATTTAAATTTTGATTTGTAGAAATTCCACTTATGGATGGATCGTAAGAATCTACTGTTAATTCACTAAACTTTTTAAATCCTGCAGTATGGTTAAGATTACTTACCAAAGGATTCCACTTATCAAAGGTAATTGGAGATCTAACCGCATATGAGAAATACTGATAGTAATCATTATCATGAAGTCTCTGGAAAGACTCATTTGTCTTTCCTGTCGATTTTAAGAATCCTTTCTTTGTAATACTATTTGATCTAATCTTATAATTAGCACTTATTCCTTCTACCGAAGAAATAATTCCCTTATTTTGAGATGATTGACCAACAATTAAATCATTAGTATCAAAAGGTTGTTTTGATCTTAACTTCAAATATTCATTTCTAAGATCATATGATTGTACAATTCCAGTATTACCGTCTTGTGCAGTAACAACCTCTCCTCTTCTAAATGTATCTTTTGCAATTTCAATATCAAACGTTGGGAAGAATGGTTCTGGAGTTACTGTTCCAAATGAATCAAAAGCATCATAATTACCTGGAATCTCACCTGGAAGAATAAAATCGCTTAAATCATATGTGATAGTCGGCACGTCCCCACCATCGAATGAGTTAGCTGTCTCTACAGTAAATAATGCATATCCGTAATTAGCAGAGTTATAACCCCTACCAATGGAAGAATTGTCAATATTGGTATTTTCTACAATTACCTTATCACCTACTTTGAATGGGAAAGAATCATCATTAGCAAAGGTTACAGCAAAACCAACAGTTACTTTTTTAGAAATATTATTATATGCAATTGAATCAATTCTAATTCCGTTGGGGTTGTTTACTGGTAAGATTTTTGGAGTTACATTGTAAAGACCTGTGGTATTTCTAATAATTTCAACTTCTGTTTCACCAACTGTATATTCCAATTCAACTTCTGTATTAACTCTTCCAGTAAAACCATCAAGTACAATTAATTGTGGAGGAATAAAATAATTAGTTCCTGGATTTATAATTTTGACAGATTGTAATTTTGATAGAGGTTCAATTTTATATGTGTATGGGAATTGTGCAGAAGGTCTTAAAGTAACATCCGATGGATAGTCAAAACCAATATCAGTTAATACAACGTCATCAACTCTACCAATAGTAGTGCTTTCTGGTAAAAGAATTGCGTTAGTTCCAGCAATACTGACAACTTCTTTTACATATGGGAGTTTTCTATACCCTCTTCCAATGGAGTCAATACTAACATCTTCAATAGGTCCAATAGCATTTTCGGATGAAGATTTATAAGCTAGTAACGCTTCAAATTTATCGTACCCAGACCTTTCTGGAGTCTCATTGAGAGTATAACTAAATGTATTAGTTGTTACTCCACTGATAGGTGCAGATATTGTAAATTTACTTCTAACAATAGATAATTTATTATTGTTTACAATATTGAATTCATCTCTTAAAATACCCAATTTTGATATCGATGCTCCATTATATGTAATTGGAACCAAGTTATAATATAATTCATCTGGAACCTCGTCATCAATAATTAATTCAAGTTTAGCTCCTGGTTGCCCTATTACTCCCGATGTTTTTACATCAAAATCACCAACACTTCCTTCGGAAGTATAATATTCTGTAGTTAAGTCTGCATCGGAATAGAGGTAAAAATTAAATGCTGGTAGAGAGTTTGCAGTCAAAGAAGGATCCGACAAATCAAATATTACCGTAGAATTTCTAGTGCCGAATAATTCTGGATTAATTGAACTAAATTTTCCAGATGATTGAGTTGTAATGTCTATTATCTGAATTTCAGTATCAGATGAAATAACTTCATAATAAAAATCAGATAATTGAATAGTATTATCATCAAGAACGATTGCATAATATATTCCACCATTAACCAGTCCTCCTGGTGGAGATGAAGAAGATAATATGACTTTTTGTCCATTAACAAAATTATGCTGAGTAATATTAAATGTATTCTTATCAACATTAACATCAGCATCAACAAAAGTTTTGCTATTAGCAACCATTCTGCGATTTAGGTCATCATAAGCGATTGAAACAGTAGTTTGAATGCCAGCAACTGCTTCAAATGTAATACGATCCTGATCTAGGAGTCCATGATTAACTTTTGTAGTAACAGTAGCTGTCTTTTTCGATACATCGCCTTCAATTACAGAGATTGCGTTTGTTTGGAAGCTGTTGAGTTCTGCAGTACCATAATCAACAAAATTAAATAATGCTAATGGTGCTGAACCAACCCCAACAAATCCACCTGTACTGCCTACACCAACTTGCGCTGTTGAAATTCCAATTATATCTTGATCGTATACGGCAGCATACAACTTATCACCATCGTTTAGTCTATAATCTGTTGTTCCCGTAGATACTTTAATTCCATCGCCACTTTCTACACGATATGTGATTAAATCATTTGTAGAAAGAGCATGATTTGGTATATAAAGTCTGTGTGGATTAGTGCTTACTATCTTTCTTTCACTAGGACCAGCATCATCAATTAATCTAACTCCAGATTCGTTGGCAGTTCTTAAAATTGCAGAACCCTGAGTTGAATAGTAAGTAGTTCTAACTGTTCCCAATTCTACTTGAGCACCCCAAACATATACCGTTGGAGTTGTAAACATATTAATAGATTCGGGTCCAATAGAACCAATTTTCAATCTATGTTGTCCAGCACTAGTAGTTGCTTGGAAGGAATACCGCCTCCAATCATCGGAAAGAGTCACCTCCATAGAATGATAGGTTAGTCCATCCTCCAAAATTATATGAGTAATTTCTCCACCTAAAGATCCTTTTAAAAATACAGATACTGTGTATGTATCTGCAGATAGAGAAACTGTGGAAAACTGTAAACCAAATCCATCTGTTGCAATAGTTGTTGACGCAAATGATACTTTTGCTGCTTCTAAAGAACCATCTGGTGCAGCAGAATCAAAGTAATTAACGGTTCCTGTACCAACACCAACTGTATAATAGTCCCAAGCAGTTTGTAATGTTGGTGGAATTGGATCTGACCAAATAATTAAATTTTCTGAAGGTGTTATTACTGCTTGTCTTGGATCAAAATAAAGTTCTCTATCTATTCTATATTGTGTGGATGTCGTAAATCCACTATTGATAACAATTCTTCTTGGTCTTTCCTGTAAGGCTACTCCAGCAGTATGAGATGTAGATACATTATTGATATTGCGTTTAATTGTTACCCGAGAATCATTCGCATTTATACCGACAATTTTTACAAGTTCATTGTCAATTAAATATAAGTCGTTTATATCACATGTTGGGAAAATAAGATTTCCAGTAACAGAGATATTAGTAACAATACCCGTCTGTCCAGAAGTACCAATGGTCTGACTCAATGTAAGAATATTTGTAGACACACCAATGGTATATGTTCCACTAAGTTCCGTAGAAAGAATATTGATGTTTTGAAGAGTGACTACATTACCAGAAGAGAAGTCGTGTGAAGTACTTGCAAATCCAACAAATCTACCTTCGACACCAAAAGGTAAAAATTGAACATCTTCAACCGTATTTTGAGTGTATTGAATCTCTTCAACTTCTCTACCTTTAATTGCAGAAATTCTAGCAAATGCTCCCGATCCGCCAGTACCCTCACTGTCAAAAAATACACTGTCGCTTACAGTATAGTTATCTCCAGGATTAACAATAAAAAGTCCATTTACACCTCCTGGTGTAGCAGATTCTACCCGAGTGAATCCTTCGGTAAAAGCATCGGGTTGAATGAATCCTTTATATTTTGTTCTTGGATTGAGAAGACCAAGACATCCAGTATAACGTATCCAATCAGTTTCATTGATATCAAAAAAGTCCAAATTGGATTGTTGATCAAAATTCCAATCAATAATTCTATTTTTAAATGTTGGTCCGATTACATATGGGAAGATTGGTTTTAAGAAACCATTAAATGGACCACTAGAATCTGGAATAGAATTAACAGTACAGAAGTATGCATAAACTCCATTCGGAAATTCTGGTGTTTTACAATATCTTCCATTATGAAAATCTAAATCTCCATCACCAATATATTTGTAATCTTCAATAAAAGTACCAGGTGCAAAGTTTGTTGTGGAAGGTCTTTCGGCATCAATCTGCAGTGCCCAACTACTTTCAAGTCTTTTTACTGTACCACCCTCTTGATTTGCATATCCATATGGACCATAAATTGGATTACCATCATAAGCCCATCCAACAATTGGAGAGTGATATTTTAATGAATTGCTAACTAGATCATTATCAATATCATCTCTGTAAATTGTATTACCTTGTTGATCAATAGAAGTTGATAAGAGTTTTCTTCTTAACTCTCTTCCTGCATATGAATGTGTATATTGTAATCCTCTATTTAATGTTAACGCAGGTATTAAAATACCGTCATCCACATTAATTTTTTCTGCTTGAAATGTTCTTTCAAGATTATTAATCGTGAAAGATTTTATAATTGCAGTAAATTGTGCATTTGATCCAGTCGGAATAACCTGTACAAATGTATTATTTGGATTATATCCAGATCCACTGTCAAGAATAATAGTTTGTATGATTTTTCCATCTTCAATAACAGGCACAACAAGAGCACCAGAACCATCACCTAAAACTTTAATTTCTGGTGGTGAGTTATATGCTGTACCACTATTATTAATAACAATATCAAGTAGTCCACCATCTGTAGTAACAATAGGTGTCAACTGTGCATCTTTACCTGCCAATAAATTAAACTGTGGTTGGCGATTATAATTTAAAATTTCTTCAGATCCATAATTTGAACCCGAGTTTTTAAGAGATACTGAAATAATTTCTCCAGTAAATACGGGTTGTATTTTAGCATCAAAATTTTGAGATGCTGAAGTTGTAATTCCTAATGGTGCTTCTAGTTTTACAGTTATAGGTCTATATCTGTATTCATGTGTTCCAGTTCCAGAATCAGTTATTTTTACATATCTACTATTAATATAATTGTAATCTGCACCTATGGTTGAACCAGTACTAACAGAAATAAGTTCAGATAATCTAAAACTATTTTCGTCAATAACCTTTACATAATACTCTGATGTGGAAGAAATGCCTGAAGGTAGTGATGAATTGCTGTGATGAGTAATGTTGACAATTTCCTTATCAACATAACCATGCTTCTTAGAATTAATCCTACTATCAAAAATATCATAATCTGTTGATTTTACAAATATGGTTTTATTTGTGTAACCACTACCACCATCAGTTACTTCAACTGATCCAACCACATTCTTTTTACTAAAAGATACAATTCTTTGAAGACCGTCCCCATAAGAGGAAAATCCTACAGTATTAATACCGATAATTGCATCATCATAAGTGTTGTGTAATTTTATAACTACATCATCAACTTTTCTTACAAAGTAAATTGAATTATCTACTAAACCTTTGATATTATCTTGCCCATCAGTTTTATATACAACTTTCTCAAAATCTCTAAATTTGTGGAATGTACCAAATCCAATAGAATTTTCATTTACATTAACATTTTGATACAGACTGCCTGCGTTAAAAGTTTTTTCGTGAGTTACTTTTGTTAACTTGCACTTTGCAACAGCACCCGTACCATTTCCCCCAGAAATAGTAATTTTTGGTTCTTCAAGATAGTCAAATCCTTTATCAATGACATTGATTCTCGTCAGTGATCCTCTAACATTACAAACACCTTCTGCTCCAGTTCCAATACCTACCGTTGCTGCAGTAGAATCATCGCTGTCTTCTATTTCTAAAACTGGAGGATTTATGACATCATAATTTTTATCACCTGGAGAGGAAACTACAATTTCTTGAATCGGACCATTGTATAAAGTATCAGATGATTTGTAAGAACTGACTTCAACGCCATTCAAAAACATTCCTATTCCACCTGGTGAAATGGGGATATCTTTTTCATCTTGTGATTTGGAAACGGGTTTTTTGAACTTTCTTATGATATCTTGAGACAATAAAGATAGACCTTTATTTCTAGTCAATTCAAATTTATTGTTAAAAACTGTTCCAAATACGCTAACAAATATTCTACTTCTTATATTTGATCTACTTGTAGCAAGTCTTACTGTAGATGCATTAACTTTGTATATGAAGTATTGACCTTCAGCAATGTTTAAACCAAAATTATTATTGTAACTATAATAGACTGAATCTCCAGTTATAAATGCATTTGTTCCAATATTAATATCTTTTCCAGCAAACTGACCACTAAAGGTTACAGAAAGATCTTCTGCCTCAACTGGAGTATTATAGTAATCTGGTATAGATGGAGACACTACATAAGCGGCACTATCATTTTCTCCTTCTTGTGCAATGTATACATTCTGAACATTGGCAGAGATATCTTGTAAGTATTGATTTGTTGTAGAGCTTCCTTTTGATATTCCCTTTCTAATGCTATACTTGACATTTACCGTATCAATTTGGGATGTTAAGTTAATATCAAATACATTTTTATCTGATACTGCAATTACAAAGATATCATATTGAGATCCATCAGATCCTGTTACTGTGCCAATATCTCCTAATGTAAAAATATTCTCATCAAAAGTAGTTACTCTGTACTGTGCAGCACCATTAAGTTTAATTGCAACTTGCACCATAGACTCAATTTCATATTCTGGTGCTGCATTGACTATCCAACTAGTTACTGCTTGATCCTTACTATCTCCACCAATTGATACAATTTGAACCTCATCACCATTTTCATAGTAATAAGAATCTTCTGATTTATATCCAAGTTCTCCTAAAACACCACTAATTCTTACTCTGATCTGTTCTTCATTTTCTTTAATAGAATATGCATAATCTGGAGTTGTAACTTCTTCATTCAAGTTAAGTGCGACTGGACACTCTAGTCCAAAAAATTGAGTGGCACTTTTTTTAGTATATGGAATTTCATACCTGACATTATTATCAAAAACTACAACAGTACCCTCTGGGGTAAAACCTAAAGTTGAATCAACATCAAGATAAGTTTGTCCAACACCAACTGGATTTGTTATTTTTGTTTTGGGGTGAACCGAGAATTCAAAAGTTTCTAATTCTGGGTTATAATCTAAGCTTAATTTAAAATACTCTTTACCATCTCTAATCAAACTTTCAACATCAGTGATAGTTCCTGTTGCTTTTGGAATAACTGATGTTTCATCTTGGAATAGTGTTCTATTCACCAAGTCATTCGGATCTCCCTGTAAAGATTGGACAACCAAATCTCTAGTAATTCGATAATCTGCGTCAGAAGGTTGAATTAAGAAATCTCTTGGTTTTACAACTTGTACGTCAGTACCAAAAATTAACTTAAATAAGACATTAAAAGATCTATTAGATCCTTTTGAATTATAAAAATCTTTTAATCTAGCAACAACATTTTTTTCATTGATTTCGGAGTAAAAATCAAGATTGTCAAAACCTGGTGCATATTGACGTTTATATTTTTTGTAAAGTTCCGCTAAAAATAAAGAATTTATGTTGAAGACAGTGCTATCCACATCATGTGGAGATTTAACAGTTTCCACAAACCCAATATCTGCAGAATCATTATCAAAGTATGATGTAATTCCAGAAAAACCTCTACTACAACCTTCAAAACTAGTTGAGGTCTTGGTTTTATAAAAAATTAATTCTTCACCAATTTGAATAATTGAATTTCTATCAGGAAATCCTTCAGTGGAAGATACTTTTACAGAACTAGTGGTAAAACCAACATCACTTGTTGTTTGAGTGCTAAAAGTAAGTTCTGATAGATTATTTAATTTTACATATTCGTCAATATTATTGATAATGTCCAAGCAACCACCAGGACTTTCTAGACCTTTGTAGTATTCTTCTAAAAATCCAACAAACTCTGGATATGTATCCCTCACATACTCAGGAACTTGACCTGAGACTAAGTTAAAAATATTTACTCTGCTTTTTTTCATATTCCTAGAGTCTTATGTATTGTCCGTTAAGGTAGCTGGAAGAAGAAATATATTGTGATCCAGAAAGATCAATTCCTGAGGAAATTACATCTGATACCATTTGTATGGATGATAAAGATGTATCTAACTGAAGATAAAGGTCCTGTAATCCGATAATATCATTAGACTGTGATAATGAAGACAGTTCAATAATCGGATCTCCAAATTTTGTTTTAGAAGTTGCTGATATTTCTAAGGAGTTTATTCTTATTTCCCCTTTTTTATAATCAATTGTTCCAATATTGTCACGAACAACAACTGGTTCTCCCGTTGAATCTAATTTAAATAAGAATACAGTGCCAGTATCACTATCGCTAGGTGCATCTGATATATAGACAGTTCCCGAGATACCAGGAACTGAGAATCCACTACTTTTTATATTATATCCATCATCATTTTTAATGTAAAATTTGTTACCAAAACAAACTTCATATTCTGATGGATCATTTATTATTATTTTAAAATCTCTTCTAATAGCAACGTTTGTGATATTAGAAGTTATTGCATTTGAAGAATCGTCTATCAACTTCAAAAATTTACTGTATTTGAATCTAGAACCATATCTATTTAACTCATCAGATTTAGCAAAAGATTCTACATTTTTTTGAACTAGCGCCCTAATTTTTGAAGAATCACCAAGGTTTTGGTTGTAGTACACATTAGATTGATACTCAATGTAAAGATACTTGAGATCAATAAATTCTGGAATAATTCCAGCAACAGCATAATTCCTTAGAGACGTTTTAATATTGTCTTTTACTATATTTGGTAAATATGATCCATTTTTTGGTTTTACTGTAATAAAAACTTTTCCATACTTTGGTGGATCAAGTTCTTCCCCACCGAACACGGATACAGAATCTGCTTCTGGATATATTTTGGGTATTAACGCTTCGTAATCAGATGCTGTAACCGCTCTATTCTGAGATGCATAGACTCTAGGAGCAAGTTTTTTAATGGATTCGACTGATTCTATAGCAGCACCATCTCCCGCCGCTTCTACGGTCGTTACGAGGGGTGCTATGACCTTTACTGGACTACCATTGTTATCAAAGAATCTACCAGAGAATCTAAATGAATCAATTCCATTTCCTTTTTCACCGTTAGTAACAACATAATTGACAATGATAAAATTATCATTCTTTAACTTACTTCCGAAAGATCCATCACCAAAAAGTAATTCATATCTTTGATCTTCGATCTCATTGATGAAAAATACATCATCAGTTGGTTTAACATCAGTTAAATTATTTGCAAACTTATATACTCTTGTTATATTACTATTCTTACTTTCTCTTACTTCTACTCTAATCAGATTAGTATCAATATTTGGATTCTGTAGAATAAATCTTTGATTTTTATTATTGCTATCTACAACAAAAGTATTTTGTACGTATGCTCCTTCATAGATATCAACACCATCAAAGGACACTAGACCTTGAGACACTGGAGACGTTATATCTTCAGGAATAGAGTACACATAACTACGACCACCAAACGTCACCGCAGAGGTCGCTACAATGCCCTTACGGAGCGTTACCGACACTGGGTTAGTAGAGAATGACGATAGATCAATATAAAACGATATAGACGCTCTGGACGCTGTTACAGATCGTGGAAGATATCCAAGATTTCTTGCTAACGATACAACATTCTCTCTCAATGTTGCACCATCTAAGAATACCTCATTACTGAGCATATTAGCATTATATGCACTAATATAAGTGTTATATGCTAATGTATCTAAAAGTACAGTAAAGTTAGATCCTTCAAAATCATAGTCAGTAAATTTGCCATCTGCCCGCAGATAGCTCTTTATTGATGCTTTGATTTCGTTAAAATCTAAAGAGGCTACGTTGACTAGTGACATTTATCGTGACGGTAGTAATACGAACTGCAATTGTTGGGCTTGAGCATCAATTCCAACGATAAAATACTTTATTGTCACATCCATTTGACCTAGATCATAATTTGGAACTACTTTTACTAATTCTAATTCAACTCTAGGTTCATTCTCTTTAATTACAATTTCAATTTCATCTTGTAAACTCTTTGCAGTAAAAAAGCTTATATTTTCAAATAATAATCTATTGACAGCACAACCAAAATCTGGATCAAAAGGTTTTTCTCCTTGTATGGTCAAGACCAGATTTTGAACCGCTCTTGATATTGCATATTCATTTTTCAAAATAACTAAGTCTCGCGTCAAAGGATTTCTCTTTAACGTGAGACTTATATCTCTAAATCCTATACTAGTGCGATCAAGCGGCATGATATTTATTAAATGTTTGCCTTATCACTTATTTATCACACTTTTTATGAACTTCAGTCTTCCAAACGCTCCAGATAATCGGTCTCTGGAGAGTGAAGTTCTTCTTTCTGCTTTGCACGACGTTTTCTTGCTGCCATATCGAGATATTTGTCACTATCAACCTCTGTAATTAGGGTCATTCCCTCTTCAATGAAGATTTCTCCCTTATCGACCTTGTGATAATTGCCCATTTTTTGCTCCTTAGTTGAATTTTGGAACTTTTAGAGGGGTTACTATCCCTATTGTGTATCAAGAGGTCTGTTTTCTTGTGATTTGTAGGTCTCAATACCCTCTTTTTCACGTTCTTTTGCTGTTTTCCAAAAATATTCTTCCTCACGACCCATACCAAGTCGATCAAAACCGTTCTCAACCGAGTAAAATTCTGTAGAAACCTTGAAATCTGGCATTTTTGGTTCAACAGGAGTCA